CGCCTACGGCGGAGCAGCGCTGGTAGGTGCCGGCGGTGGCGGCGCGTACGCCGCACACCACGGACTGAAGGCCGTCGAGGCGGGGAAGGGGATCAAGCCCCATGTGGTGGCCGAGGTGACCCGGGACGTGAAGGGCGCGGCCAAGATCAGCTCTGCTCGGGCCAACCACTACAAGGCCATCTCGACTGGGTCCCTGAAGGCAGTGGGACGTCACGGCGGGAAGGCCGCGGCGGGTCTGGCGGCAGTCGCTGGAGCGGCAGCTACCCACTCTGCGATCAAGCGGAAGAAGGAGGGCGGCTGGCAGCCGTACGCCAAGCGCGATGCCACATCGGCGTTCGGAGTCGATCACACCGACAACCCGAATGGACAGCACCGTGAGACTGAGAACTAGAGGTAGATGAGATGCCACGACCGAAGAACAACCTGACCGACATGGAGATCGACGAGATCTCCACCGTCGACAAGGCCGCGAACCAGCACTCACGGTTCGTCATCGCGAAGCGGGCTCCCGAGGAGGAAGAGATGCCCAAGCTCTACAACCAGGAGGGCCAGCCCCTCGACGAGGACCAGCTGGAGTTCGGCGACATCGTGTACGACGACACAGGCGCTGCCTACGAGTACGTCGAGAACGAGGTCGAGGACGAAGCTGCGGAGAAGGAAGAGGACCAGCCAGTGCCCGAGCTCGCAGGAGTCGGCAAGTCGGCGTTCTTCGAGAAGTCGGCTCCGAAGGCCGGCAGCTTCAGTGCAGCGGTGATGGAGGAGCTCAGCAAGGCGTTCTCCGACTCTGACCGCGACGCTGTCATCGCCAAGGCGCTCGGACGGGTCGAGGAGCTGGAGAAGGCTCAGCAGGAGTCCACCAAGATCGCCAAGGCCGAGCGCGACCTGCGCCTGACCCGCGAGTACATCTCCAAGGCTGCGGAGTACAACCTCCCGATCCCTGCCCAGGAGCTCGGCCCGGTGCTCTACCGGATGGCCGAGACCATGAGCTTCGAGGACTGCTCGGTGATCGCCAAGGCTCTGGAGACGGCTGGCGAGATCCTCTTCGAGGAGCGGGGCTACACCGGCGGAGGCGACAACTCCGACGTGTACTCCCAGGTCGAGGCTCACGCCTACGACACCTTCGGCAAGTCGGAGAACTTCGACTCTGTCTCAGCCATCAATACGGTGTTCGACCAGAATCCGGACGCCTACGACGAGTACCTGCGCTCGCAGCAGGCCCGGTAGGAGGGGAAGTAGCTCATGGCCTACGAAGAGAGCCTACGGTCGATCACGCTGAACGCGGACTCGTCCCTGGGCATCTACACGGGAGTCCCGGGTCAGCCCGGTTCCCCTGATCCTCACGGAGGGCGTCAGTACCACTTCGTGAAGGTGACCGGTGTCCACCAGGTTGGTCTTGGTGATGGCGCTGGCCCCTGCGTCGGAGTGATGCAGAACAAGCCACAGGGGACCGGGCAGGCGGCCACCATCGCCATCGCCGGCGTCTCCAAGGTGGTCTGCGACGTACCGATCACTGCCGGGACCAAGGTCCAGGTCAGTGCCGATGGCCAGGCCACCGGTGCTGGTGCCACTGCGGTCGTCGGTATCGCCCTGTCCACTACCGCCAACGCTGGAGAACTCGTCAACGTTCTCCTGACGATCTGAGAGGAGAGAAGCCATGCCGAACCCCACTCAGAGCGATCTCCACGTCAACGTGCCGCTGACCAACGTCAGCGTCGCCTACATGCAGGACAAGGCCCAGTTCATCGCGGACAAGGTGTTCCCGCGGGTGCCGGTGCAGAAGCAGTCCGACATGTACTGGAAGTACTCGAAGTCCGACTGGCGTCGCACGGACGCGCAGAAGCGCGCCCCTGGCACCGAGACGGCTGGAGTCGGCTGGAAGGTCGACACGGGGCAGTACTTCTGCGAGGTCTGGGGTGTCCACAAGGACATCGACGACCAGGTCCGGTCGAACGCCGACTCGAACTGGAGGCTCGACTCTGACGCCACCACGTTCGTCACCAACCAGCTCCTGCTCCGGCGGGACCTGGACTGGAACGCCAAGTTCTTCACCACCGGCCAGTGGGGCACCGACCTCGCTGGAGTCACCGGCACGGTGGGTGCTGGCCAGTTCCTCCAGTGGAGTGACCCGGCGTCTGACCCGATCGTGCAGTTCGCTGACCTGCAGACGAACTTCGTGGAGCAGTCAGGCCGCAAGGCCAACACGCTGGTCCTCGGTGCTCGGACGATCACCCAGCTGAAGAACCACCCGGACATCATCGACCGCATCAAGTACACCCAGCGTGGTGTGGTGACCACCGACCTCCTCGCGTCGCTGTTCGACGTCGAGCGGATCCTGGTCAGCTACGCGACGGTGACCGGTGTGGCCGAGCTGAACGACGCGAAGGCCCAGGACGCTGCGGCGACCTACTCCTTCATGTCCAACAGCAAGTCGGCGCTGCTCGTCTACACCCCGAGCTCGCCGTCCCTGATGACCCCGGCTGGTGGCTACACCTTCACCTGGAACGGGTACCTGGCTGGGAACAGCTACGGGATCCGGATGAAGAACTTCCGGATGGAGCCGATCGCTGCGGACCGCATCGAGGGCGAGATGACCTACGACATGCGCGTGGTTGCCAAGGACATGGGAATCTTCCTGTCCAACGCGGTGGCGTAGTCAGATCTACTCTGAGACGGGCTGTGGGTTTCGGCCCGCGGCCCGTCTCTGCTGAGGAGGACAGATGGTCCAGCTGCTGAAGAACGATGGGATCTCCTTCGTCGCTGCGAAGAACTTCGTCTACGCCGGCGTCCCGTACGTGATGGGCCAGGAGTTCCCGCAGGAGGAGGCCCGGAACATCGAGACGCTCGTGCGCGCGCGCTTCGTGATCCCGGTGCTGGAAGAGGGCCACCTGAAGCCCCGGCACTGGCACACCCACGTCAGGACTCGGGAAGAGGCCGAGGAGTACCTGAACCGGGAGCGGGTCCAGCTGGTCTGGCCCACGCCTGAGTCGGTGGCGGAGACGGAGGCGGAGGATGTGGCTGATGCTGAGGATCCTGCTGAAGAGCCTGCTGCTGACCCTGAGCCGCCGGAGAGCCTCGAAGAGACCTACGACCCGGCTGAGCACAACGTAGACGCGGTCCTGGAGTACCTGGACGAGCACCCTGAGCAGCGGGACGCAGTCCTGGCGATGGAGCGCGCAGGTCGTGGCCGCAAGGGTCTCCTAGGGGAGGACTGATGGAGAGCGCATTCGGCATCGACCACGGCTCCGAGGAGTTCTCGAAGCTGGGCCTGATGACTCCGCTCGCGGCCAAGCAGACCGTGAAGGTGGGCCAGAAGGTCGGGATGATGGCCGGCAAGGCTGGTCGTGGCCTGCAGAGCGCTGGTGCTGGGATGGCGGGCAAGGGCGGCGTGCTGAAGCCCAAGCTCGGGATGGGCATGCAGCGGGCCGGGATGGGCATGCGTCAAGCTGGTGTCAGCATGGGACGTAGTCCGATGAAGACTGGTCTCGGAGTGGCAGGAGCTGGCGGAGTAGCTGGTGGTCTCGGCGCGTCCAGCCTGATGAATCGCAGGCGGCAGTGATGGAGTCGGCGTTCGGGATCGAACACGGCGAGATCTCCAAGGTCCGCGTGCCCCGCCCACCCCGCACTGGAGTGCGCGCGCCCTCTCGGGCCAGTCAGATCAAGGGCAGCCTGAACCGGCTCGGCGAGAAGGACATCTCCATCAAGGAGGTAGGCCGTAGCGCTGGTTCAGGCGTCAGCCGTGCTGGCGGCTTCATGCAGCGGCACCCGGGTCTCACCGGTACAGCACTGGTGGGGGGAGGCGGCGCGGCGAGCTACAAGCTCCTGAGTGAGAAGCAGCCCAGGAAGAAGGCGCGCTGATGCCGAGCTACACCTACGACGGCGCTGGAACCACCGACAAGGACACCGTCCGGTTCCTGGTCCAGGACGTGGACCCGTTCGGAGCGAACGAGTGGCTGGTCTCCGATGAGGACATCCAGTGGGCCTACGACACCTGGTTCCCGCTCTACCACTCTCTGGAGTATGTCGCTGCGTCGGTAGCAGATACCATCGCAGCGCGTTACGCACGCGAGGCGTCCTACTCCGCTGATGGAGTGAGCGTCTCTCTCGGGCCTGTGGGCGAGCAGTATCGCCAGCTGGCGGCGAACCTTCGCCAGCAGTACCAGGCTCAGCTCGTTGGGACGGCTCCGGATGCAGGTGGGGTCAGTCCCAACGAGCCCCTGCTCCCAGACACCAAGCCGTTCGCCTTCGGCAAGGGCATGCACGACAACCTGGAGGCCGGCGCTCAGGACTACGGTGGGGTCTACCCACCTGACATCCCGATCACCGGGAGCCAGAACGTGCCCGACTCCGAGAAGATCGTCGAGCCGTGAGTACGACTCCCACGAGCTCACCGATCACCGCTCAGGCCCGCTCGTACGTCCGGGCTCGGGCCACAGCGGTGATGGAGTACACCTGCCTGATCGTCCGCGGAGAGGTGCCTGGGGGCTACGACGAGGACTCCCTGATCTTCACCCCCACCGGACTGGGTGAGCGGGTCTACCAGGGCGTGTGCCGGATCTGGGAGGTGGCCAACGCCTCCTCGGTGGTGGTCGGCGATGTCGACGTCTACCAGATGACCACGAACCTCTCGATCCCCTGGGACGTACCGGAGATCATCAAGCGCTACGACGAGGTGACCATCCTGACCGCTCCCCAGGACTCCCAGATGGTGGGGAAGCGCTACGAGATCCAGACTGTCGCCAAGGCCGGTGAGCTGCGTGCTACGCGCCGGTTCGAGGTCACTGGGCTGATGTGATGGGTGCTGTCGGACAGGCGGACATCTCCAAGCTGGCGGACGCACTCCGACAGACTGCAGAGGACTCCCAGGTCACCACCCAGCAGGTGCTGATCCAGAGCGCGAACCAGATCCTGGCGGAGATGGAGGCGCTGGTCCCGGTCGACACCGGGAAGCTGCGCGGCTCGCTGCAGATCAGAGTGGACTCCGACAGGGTCGTGATCGGGCCCAACCCGAACATCGCCGACTACGGCGGCTACGTGGAGTTCGGCACCAAGCCCCACGTCATTCGTCCCAAGACGCCAGGGGGCGTCCTGGTGTTCAAGATGAACGGCACGACCGTCTACGCCAAGAAGGTGAACCACCCTGGCACCAAGGCGCAGCCGTTCGTCCGCCCTGCGTTTGAGGCATGGGTGGACTCGCTTGGGACGATGGCAGCAGAGGCGAACATCAAGGTGCTGAAGGACGGTGCGAGGTAGTGCCTAGCTCCATCTCACGAGGACCGATCACCACTCGGCTGCTGGCTGAGCTGGTGACCGAGGGGTTCCCCGTGGGCGACAACGCCCAGCCGACTGCTCCGTTCGGGTGGCAGGGAGAGCCGAACGAGCCCGGGACCACCTTCACCCCGTGGCTCTCCCTGTCGCCTGGTGCAGCCAGCCTCCAGGCCCCTGGTGGGGCCATGGGGGACAGCCAGTCCGAGTGGCGACTGTCCTACTCGGTGGTCTACGCCGGCATCTCCAGGAAGCAGACGGAGGCGCTGGCAGACCGGATGAGGATGAACCTGACGAACATCGTCAGGGAGTCGATCGACACCGACACGGGCGCGTGGCGGATCCAGAAGGTCACCTGCACGTCGATCGGCAACACCAACCGGATCGGGTCTGCCTATCCGGATTACTTCACACAAGCAGACTCGTTCGAGGTCTGGGTCACGAAGGGATAGAACATGCCACGAGCCAAGCAGATCAAGATCACGAAGGACGGCGAAGAGGGCTTCGTCCTCCGCGAGTCCGTCGCAGCGTGGGAGCGCAACGGCTGGACGGTTGCGGATGATGAGAGTAGTGAGACAGAAGCTGCCGAGGTCACCGAGAAGCCCCTGGAGACCCAGGCCGCAGCTACGAAGAAGACGACCACGAGGAAGGCCGACTGATGGCACGGATCATCCCGAATGAGAACACCTGGATCGGGTTTTCGATCGCCACGATCAGTGACATCGAGGCCCCCACGGCGGCTCAGGTGGCAGCTGCAGTCGACCTCACCGGGTACTGCATCAGCCTGAACGCCTCCTCACGAGGCAACACGGTGCCGACCCCGGCGTTCGACAGCCTCTTCGAGACCAGCACCGCTGGTACCTCGGCAGCGACCTTCGACGCGGACTTCTACCGTGACGACGAGGACGACACCGCCTGGGAGACCCTCCCTCGTGGTACCCGTGGCTACTTCCTGATCGCCCGGTTCGGCGGGAAGGGTACGGCCAACCTCCCGATCGCGACTGACGAGATCGAGGTCTGGCCAGTGATGGTGACGTCACGGACGATGGCGAACATGAGCTCCAACACCGTGCTGACGTTCACCGCGTCCTGCTCGGTCAACGTGGAGCCGGCTGAAGCTGCGATCGTAGGAGCATAGGTCCTGGCGGAGGGATAGCATCACACCGACTACATCCCTCCGCTCAGGAAGCGACAGATGCCCACCACAGCAGCGAAGACCACCGAGGCTCGACAGAAGCAGTCCCAGGCGCAGAAGCGCGCCACGGTGGATGCGCTCGTCAACAAGCCTCGTTCCACCACCGAGTTCTCGTTGTTCCTCAACGACGGGGACGGTGGCTCGAACGAGGTCACCCTGAAGTACCAGGCGATCGGGATGCGGGCCTACGACCGGCTCGTGGCCAAGCACCCGCCGAAGCCGGAGCAGCGCGCTGAGGGTGCTTCCTTCGACATCGACTCCTTCGCGCCGGCGCTGATCGCTGCCTGCTCGGTGGACCCCGAGATCACCCCTGCCGAGGCCAAGCAGATCTGGGACTCCGAGGACTGGTCCCGCGGTGACGTGATGGTGCTGTTCCGGAACGCTGTCGAGCTCAACAACCGGGGGCTGGACATCCCTTTCAGCGTGAGCGGCTGAGGAAGGATCGCAACTTCTACCTGGAGATGTCCTACTGCTTCGAGCATGGGATCCCGCACTCGAAGTGGTTGAAGTGGGACGCCGAGGATCGGGCCAAGACCATCGCCTACGCGCTGGAGTCCTCAGCACGGTGTCAGATGTGCGGGACCGCCCCGTGGGAGTGGGAGGAGAACAAGTTCGCGTTCACTGCTGTGGACGAGTTCTGTCAGGGCTGCTACCAGAAGTCCGTCTTCGGGGACACGCAGGGCTCGTCACTGCCGGGCACCAATGTCAAACTGATCCCGACCACCCTGCAGCTGACCGCCCAGATGGCCATCAAGGCTCGGAACCGACGCTCGATCAAGATGGAGTAGGACGTGACGGCTCAGCCGATCGAAGCCAACGTCGTACTGACGAGCGACAACTCCCAGTACGACCGGGCGATGACCACATCGGCTGGGAACACCGATCAGCTGGGCATGGCGGTCGACGGCCTCGGTCGCAAGATCAACAACCTCTCCAAGACCGCCGGCAAGACTCTGATCGGGATCAGCGCTGCCGACGTGGCGACGATCACTGGGGCCACCGCGGCCTGGTCCAGCTACGAGAAGCAGATGTCCCGGCTGCAGGCGCAGTCGGCGATCCTGACTCGGACCAACAGCCAGCAGACCACGGTGATGAAGGACTACACCTCGGCGGTCAAGGGGCTGCGGACGGAGTACGGGGCCACCACCTCTGAGGCCGCGAAGCTGGTGGAGGTCCTCTCCAAGGTCACCGACATCCGGCAGAGCCGGGACCTGAAGGACCTGAGCAAGGTCTTCGAGGACATGTCGCACGCCACCGGTGAGAGCTCGGAGGGTCTCGCCACCTCGCTGACCAACCTGCAGCGGGTGATGGGCGCTCCGATCAACTCCAAGAACACCCGGCAGTTCGCCGACCAGTTCACCTACCTGGCAGCCCACACCCAGACCTCAGCCCAGGGTCTGATCGACTTCACCGCTCAGCTGGCTCCCACCGCCAAGGCGATGGGGATGACCAACAACCAGGTTGCTGGGTTCGCCACCGCCTTCGCCAAGGCTGGCCAGGACAGTGGAGCAGCAGCCACCGTCTTCTCCAAGATCACCACCGACATCACGCACTCGATGCAGACCGGGTCTCCCGAGATCGCGCACTACGCCAACATGCTGGGGGTCACCCAGAAGGCGTTCAAGCAGATGGGGGCCGGCGAACAGGTCGTCGAGATCCTGGAGAAGCTGCACTCCGAGGGCAAGGGCGCAGCCGCTGAGCTGGCTCGACTGGGTCTGGACGGACCGCGTTCGATCCGGGCCATCCAGGCGATCATCGGGTCTGGTGGGCTGCGCCAGTCGATGGCTCTGACCACCCAGGGCAAGGGTGCTGCTGCGGAAGGGGCTGCGGCCTCGACCAGAGGCATGTCGGACGAGATCTCCAAGCTGAACCAGAACTTCCAGCAGCTGGCCGAGACCATGGGTGGCTACTTCGGGCCGATCCTGGAGAAGTTCCTCCAGGGCATGAACAAGGCCATGGAGGTGGTCAACAAGATCGCCGAAGGCCCGATGGGTAAGTTCCTCGGTCTGGTGATGGGGATCGTTGCCCCGCTGGCTGCCGGGGCCGGGATGCTGCTGCTCTTCGCAGGGGCCCTGATGAAGGTGGCCGCGGCGTTCACCCTGTTCCGCTCCAGCGCGGCGTACGGCGTCAGGGAGGGCTTCGCGGGCGGAGGACCACTGGGTCAGGGCGCGGGCACGCGCGGGCAGCAGCTGGAGCAGCGTGGCACCTGGTTCCAGCGTGCTCAGTACACCGGTGGTCAGGTGGCCGGCAGTCTGGCCGGCAGTGGCCTAGGTGCGATCCGCTCGGGCTATGAGCGTGCGCGAGGCTGGGCTGACCCGAACTACACCCCAGGACCACCGCGCAGCGCGCTGTCCTACATGGCTGGCGGGCTCGGTCGTGGGATCGACATGTTCCTCACCCCTGGTTTCGACCAGATGCGGTACGCGGACCCGACCAAGCGGGAGCGGAGCCGGTTCTTCCAGCGGTCCCCGATGGGGATGTCTGAGGCCGTCGCTGAGAGTGCCGCGAACGCTGACGCAGCTCGGGAGCGGGCTCGTACTGCGGGAGCGGTCTACCAGTCCCGGCTGGCTGCCTCCCCCAGTGACCCTGCGACTGAGCAGGCCCGGCGGGACATGCACCGGGCCAACCAGGAGGCGATCTCCAGCACTCGGGCCTCGATGACTGCTCAGAAGGAGCAGGTCGCGACCATCAAGTCCCTGAACCAGGAGACCGGGAACACCACTACCGGGTTCCGGCGACTGGCTCAGGCTGCTGGCGGGTTCGCGGCTGGCGCAGGTGGCGGGGTCCTGGGTGCTGGTCGAGCGGGGTTCGGCGCGTTCATGCGCTCGGGCGCGGCTGGCCCGATGGCAGCGATGGGCACGATGGCTGGGGCCAGCGCCCTGGGCGTCAACTCGCAGATGGTCATGATGGGCGCGACCGGCGCGATGATCGGCAGCATGATCCCCGGCGTGGGAACGGCGATCGGGGCCGGGGTCGGAACCGTGGCTGGTGCTGGCATCGACATGGCCAGGCAGAACGACGCCACGATGCAGAACCTCACCGACCTGAACACCTCGATCAAGGACGGTGGCTCCAACTTCACCCAGTTCTCCTCCGACATCAACGACTCCCGTGTGGGCATGAACAAGTGGTTCGGCGCGCTGGGATTCGGCAAGGAGGCCCCGAAGTACGAGAGCCCGCTGGCCAAGGGGAACTTCCTGGACTTCGAGTCGACCAAGAACGCCATCAAGGGTTTCTTCGGCACCTCCGACGTCGAGGACGCTCAGCACAAGTACGACGACGCGGTGAAGGAGTTCGACTCCAAGCGGACTGCGGCTGCAGACATCGCCAAGAAGTACGGCCAGAAGCTCACTGGCACCCAGGCCCAGCAGACCAACCAGCTCACCCAGTTCATGTCCGATCGTGGTGAGGGACTGCTCAGCCAGGCCGGGGTCAGCTGGGACCAGCTGGTGGCTGCTCAGCAGAAGGGTGGTCCTGAGTACACGGCGATGCTGCGAAAGATCCTGGTTCCACAAGCTGCAGAGCAGATGCTCGCTGGTCAGTCGACGACTGCGGCTGGTCGAGCGATGGCTGCGTCTCCGGCGGCTCGGATCTCCGCCGTCCAGCAGGAGAACGTCGGGGCCTACTACCAGGGCACCAACCAGGCGTACGACCGGCTGCGCAGGAAGGGGATGACGGACGAGCAGATCATCAGGTCTGCCGAGCGCGAGCAGGCGAACATCGGGGACGAGAACAGCCGGCCCTACGAGCTGCAGATGGCGCTCTCGGCCAAGGCCCAGCAGAACGTCCAGATGCAGATGCCGTTCATGGGTCGGGCCCAGCAGTTCCAGACCAACGTCACCCAGCTGCAGAACCTGGAGGCCATCCCGACCACGGGGATGACCCAGGAGCAGCTGACTCAGCTGGAGACCCAGAAGGCGACCACCGCGCAGTCCTTCGTGGACCAGGGCCAGTACTTCAAGCAGATGCTGCTGATGCAGGACCAGTTCGAGATCCAGCGGACCCGGTCCCAGCAGGACTACAGCCTGCAGCGCTCCTACCAGGAGCATGACTTTCAGCTTCAGCGATCTCGCGCTGAGTCCTCCTTCGCCCGACAGCAGAACTACGCCACCGCCGACTACTACCGCAGCGTTCGGCGAGCGCACTACGACTTCAACCTGCAGCGGAAGCGGAGTGAGGACGACTTCCAGCACTCCATCGAGGTGCAGGCCAAGCAGATGGCGACGACCGTCTACGACATCTACCAGCGGGTGCAGGTACAACGGACCAGCTCGGCCAGCCAGATCCTGAGCAACGCTGCGGACCAGCTCCAGCGGATGCGTCAGCAGGAGTCGGACCTGAACAAGCTCCGGGGCATGGGTGCCTCGGACGCCATGATCCAGCAGATGAAGTTCACGGACCCGGCCAACCAGCAGCAGCTGGCCAGGTTCCTGACCGAGGCCACGCCGCGGGTGATCAAGCAGTTCAACCGGGTGGCCGGCAGCCTGCGAGAGGGCGCTGCCAAGAACCTGCTGCAGGACCCCTCGTCTCTGGACTGGAGCGAGACACAGCGGTCGCACCGACTCCAGCTGGCACGGTCCCGACAGGACTTCACACGCCAGATGGAGCTCGGTCACGAGGACTTCCTGCGCGCCCTGCATCGGCAGCGCAAGGAGTTCAACATCGTGATGGATCAGCAGGCCCAGGATTACGACACCCAGATGGGTCGTCAGGCCGACGCCTACGCGCTGTCCATGCAGCGCTCCGCTCAGGACCTGGCCAACGTCGGCAAGGAGATCGACGGGAACTTCGAGTCGATCCTGGTCCAGGCCACCCACAAGCTGACTGGGCACGCAGCGACCCAGGCCGATGCAGTCCTGAAGTCCTTCCGGACTCTGAAGGGCAGCACCAGCGCCGAGGCGATCGCCACCATGCAGGACCTGGCCTCGATCTTCGGGTTCAAGTACAAGGTCCCGAAGAGCGTCTCCAACAACCAGGCCCCGGACACCCGTGGCACCCAGGACATGTCGATGCACGGAACCGGAGGCCACACCGTAGGCGGGATGGCGTCCGGCGGTGTGGTCCCCGGCTGGACTCCAGGCAGGGACACCACGATGGTCCCGCTGTCTGGAGGCGAGGCGATCATGCGCCCGGAGTGGGCGCGGGCGATGGGCGAGGGCTACATCAACGCGGCCAACCACGCGGCGAAGCACGGCGGCTACGCAGATGGTGGTCTGGTCAACCCGGACGCCCGGGTCTACATGGACGGCGAGCCGGTCTCGAAGATCACCAAGGCCCAGCTGCTGCTGGCCGAGCACCTCTCTCGGATGAACCTGACCACGATGCAGGGCTCGTGGCAGCCGTACACCGCCTACTCCGGTTCCTCGCACATGGGCCCTGGAGTGGTCGACGAGTCCCCAGGCAACTTCCGGACTCAGTACTGGCTGCGTCGGGTCGGGTTCGCTGCCTGGGGCCGTAACTTCCCCGGTGCAGCCACGGCTGGCTCTGGTGCGCACGTGCACGCGGTATCCCTGCTTGACCCCGGCGCTGCGCACCAGAGTCAGATCGCGGCCTTCTACGCCGGCCAGGACGGTCTGGGTGGTCTGGACTACGGCCCGAACCCCGGGATGATCCCCGGCCTGCGCGGGATGCTGGGACAGTTCGCGGCCCTGGCCTCGGTCCGGGACGCACACCAGGCAGGGGCTGCAGCCACTCCTCGGCTGGCCTCGATCCTGAAGCACCGCTACCCGCACTCGGAGGCGGCTGCGGCAGCGATGCAGGGCGTGCACCCGCTGTTCCCCGGAGACATCAGCCACGTGATGAACGAGCTGGTCAGGAAGCGCTACGCGGAGTCCCTGGAGGGGGTCAACCCGAACAAGACCCACAGCTGGTTCGCGAACGGCGGGGTGTTCACCGGCCCGCGTGCGATCGGAGTCGGAGAGGGTGGCCCGGAGGCCGTCATCCCGCTGAACGACCAGGGGGCCAACTTCCTGGCGATGGCCATGCATGGCGCGGAGGCGCGTGGGATCGGGATGGGCTCCTCGCCGATGCGTGGTGGGGTGAGCGTCTACAACACCCGGATCGACAAGAGCACCAACTTCACCGGACCGATCACGGTCCAGGCGAACGACCCCAACGAGCTGCTGGCCAAGCTGCAGGCTCGCCAGCGGGTGATGGCTCTGAGCCGGCCATCCCTGACAGGATCTGCTGCATGACATCGAAGACAGGACTGGACTACCTGGCTGTCGAGGTCAGCTACGGAACCCGCTGGGTCAACGTCAACGACGGCGAGACCTACAAGATCACCGGGGACACCACCCGGGACTCCACTGCGAAGACCTGGCGGAAGGTGGTCGCGGAGTCGCCGATCCTCGGTGGCAACTACCTGGTGCACGCGGTCCCGGACATGGTCCAGGAGCAGATCGGGGTCTGGGTGTACGGACAGTCCCAGACCGAGATGAACGACAACCTGTTCACCCTGACCGACCTGTTCGAGCAGTACGACTACCGGATCAGGTGGACCTTCGACGAGTACCGGGAGTACTGGCGCTGCCAGCTGGCCGACACCACGATGAGCCGGGGCCAGGTCTGGACCCACTCGCTGATGGCCAGGGCCGAGTTTGCGATCCCCCGGTACCCGGACGTGACGACGGAGCGGATCTGATGTCGGGCCGGCTCACGGTCTGGGGTGCCAGCCAGCTCCTGACCACCTACTTCACTCAGGGAACGACTCCGCCACCCTCGTTCTGGTTGGCCCTGGTCCGGACTACTCCGCCGGATCCGTACATGTCCGGGAGCGAGCTAGACGAGCCGGACTCCG